CCCGCCCTTGCTCCACGCATCAACGATGTTCTGATCGTTCTGCTGCTGCATCTCCCGCGCGATGGCGACGATGGTGTTAGTCAGGCTAGCGGCTGGTCGCGGGGAGCGCCCGAAGGAACCTCGCCTAACCATCAGTGGCCTCGGCGGGACTTACCCGCCATGCGCAACGCGATAGCGACGGCCTGCTTCTGCGGCCTGCCCGCCTTGATCTCAGTCTTGATGTTGGCACTAACGGTCTTCTTCGAAGACCCCTGCTTCAGCGGCATCAGCGTCGGCTCGCAATCTTCTGCTGGGTCATAATCCGGTTACTGGCCTGACCGCCCTTGATCATGGTCTGAAGGAGGGTCTGGTTCTGCCCAGCCGGAGGACCACCAGCCGGAGGCTGCGCGAACGGAGCGCCGTTACCCGCTGCCTGACCGGGGACGCCGGGGGCTCCGGCCATGTTACCCGGCTCGGGGCCACCGTTGCCGGGGGTCATCTCGGGCGCCTGCCCGCGAAGCGCGTTCGCAAGCGTCTCGGCAGCATTGCTGCCCTGCGCCTGCGCCTGCGCCTGAGCGGCGGGAGGCGTCTGGATGCCGAGGCTCTGGAGGGCCGAGAGCAACTGGGCCATGACCTGCACTCGCTCGGGCCACAGGGCCGCGTCGGTGCTCTCCTCGCGGATGAGGTCCTGCTCGGACTCTGGATCGTCCACACCGACCACGTCCATGCCTCGGGCCTGCGACCACAACTTGGACTGGACCAGCGAGATCGCCCGCTGGGCCGTCTCCATGTCGTCGCGCGGCGAGAGAGAGGGGTCGATGATGTCGAGGCGCCCGCCACCGGAGTCAAGGACCTGCTTCACGTCCTTGTCCTTCTTGGCCCACACCTTGATGACGAGTTCCCAGATGTTCCTGCGCCATTCGTAGAACAGGGCGCGGCGCATCGACAGGCGAGTCTCGTAGTTCGCAATGAGGGCGTTGATCGCCTTGCTGGACGAGAGGACCTGCGCGGGGGCGAGGCCGAGGAGGAGGTCGTTCAGGCCCGTGACGATGGAGAGTTCGCGGTCGAGGCGACCGAGGAACTGCTCCAACTGGAACTGGGCGACGAACGGGGTGATGACCTCGATACGGTTGCCCGGGCCGGGGCCGACGAGTTCGTTGCGCTTGGGCTTCAGGCCCGGGGGAACGCGCATCGGGGCGTTCTCGCCCACCAACTGCCAGTAGTCTCCGGCCACGGCGTTGGAGATCATCTGGCTGCCAGCCGTGATCTTCTCAAACTTCTCGCGGATCAACTGCTCCGCGTCGTAGAGTTCCGGTCGCCCGTTCGGCAGGCCGGGGATGTAGGTGTTGAAGACAGGGATGTACGGGAGGTCGCCACCGTACTCGGCGTACTTGACCGGGCCGCGCAGAACGTAGTTCCCGCAGGTGACGATGTTGTACGTCTCCATGCCCTTGTACTTGCCGTTCTTCCAGACCGGCAGGCGATACCAGTAGTCCCAGACCTCGATCATCGAGTTCGTGTTGTCGATCCACGGGCGGGACGGAATGTAGTCAGTAGCCCACGGGTCCTCGCGCGGGGTGACGAACGGGATGACCGCGTTGGTCAGTTCGTCCTTGATCGGCGTAACGTCCACGCCATACGTCTCGATGACGGAGTTCGGGTCCATCCGCGTGACGTAAGCGGCCCACTCCAACTTCTCGTAGTCATCGGACTTCCATCCGAGGTAGAGGTTGCGGGGCTGGCTGATGACTTCGACGCAGGGGTGGCCCTTCTCTCCGGACTCGTCGCCGTCCTCCCAGTAGATGCGCGCAGCGGTGCGCCCGTACAGGGCCTTGACCGTCGCGGCCTTGTGGTACTTCAGGTCGAACCGCTCGTCCCACTTCCAGACCGTGTACACCCGCTCCAGCGCGGCAGCCGCTCGGCGGGCCTCCGGCGTAGTGTCGGTCGGGAGCATGTTCTCGATGGGCTCGACAGCCTGAAGGGCAGCCGGGATGTCAACGATGGGGCCGGGGATGTTGACGGAGACGTGGGCGCGGCCCGGGGTCGTGGCGCTCGGGTGGTTCCACCAGAGGTCAGGACCGCCGTCAGTGATGTGCTCGGCGTAGTACAGGCCATCGGCACGGTCCGCCCACTCGCGGAAGCGGGCCATCTCGGGCTCGGTGCTCGCAACGCGGCGAGCCATCTGAATGAGCAGGGCCTTGACCTGCGGGTCCTCGGCCATGCGCGCGGCCATGCCGAGCGTCGAGTTGCCGTACTTCACGTCGGAGCCGACAGGCCCCGCCATCTGGGCGCTGTATTCAGCCATCAGTAGCCGCTCCGGGTATCAAAGGGGACGCTCTGCTCCCCATCAGCGGGCGCTCGGTCGAGCAGAAACACAGCGCAGACGAGCGCCATCACGGCGTCGTCTTCTCGCGCATTGGAGGTCTGCTCTTGAAAGTTGAGTAGTTGGCTTCGCACTTGGCTCCAGATGCCCTCGGCGGGGAGGAGGAGTCGTCCTTCGTCAATGAGGGTCCGCAGGTTTCCCAGCAGTTTCCGCTTCTTCTGTACGGTCCCTCCGAACTCGACGTTGAACAGGTTTGGGACCTCCTGCTCGACCGCCTCACGAAACATCTTGCCTCCGAAGCCGGTCGCGTCGATAGCAGTGTAGCAAGTCGTGTGCAGTCGGGCGACGTTGTACGCATTGTGTGCGTCGGCAGCGAGAGTGACGAGGTCCTCGGTGGACTTCTGGCCCCGCTTTTGCTCGGCTCGGACGCCGATCAGGTACGGCTTGCACTCGCAGCCCTGCATGACGCCGCGCTTCATGGCGGTGATGTGCTCCTGATGCTGCGGCGGCATAACGACACCCAGCACGATACTCCACGCAGAGTCGTGAGACTTGGCCGGGTCCACCCCTTGCAGGTAGACGACGCCTCGGCGGGCAGGAGTCCGCTCGCGCAGGTTGGCGATGAAGATCGCTTCGACGTTTGGGCCATTGAAGTACGCGGCCTTGGCCTGAAGGAACTCTCCCTCGACGTTCTGGCGGCGAGTCCGCTCGTCCATGTCCGCGAACAGGATGTCGAACATCTCCTGCGTCAAGCCGTAGCCGAGGTTGTCGCGCGTGGACATCCGCATCGAGTACCACGAGACGAGTTTCTTGGGGTTGGCTGGGTCGCCCTTCTTCCAGTTGTCCGCGAACGACGTGCCGAGTTCTTCAGACGGCGTGCTGACCATGATCAACTGCCCGCCCGTGCCGAGTCGGCGGAAGTCGAAGACCTCTTTGATCAGGAAGTCGAGGTTGGGCTCCAGCCCCGCCTCGTCAAAGGTGATGCCGTGCATGTCGCGGCCCAACTGACCGAGAGCCTTCGCGCCCGTGGTGCGAAAGTGGATTTGGGCGGCGCCAACCTCGGGTCGAAACTTGATCCAGCGGTACTCGGAGTACTCCTTGTCCTCCATGTCCGCGATGGGGGTCGCCTCCTCGTCGCGGTAAGTGCCGCCCATGTGCGTCAGGGGGCATCCGTTCTCCTGACCCAAGTGCGTCCCCTGAAGGATGCGCTGGATGTCGAGGAACACGAGGTCCGAAACCTCCTGCCGGATAGCGAAGTGATACCAGTGGTACTCCATCCGGCCCCACCGGATGACGGCCTGCGGGTCGTCTTCGTCCGGGCGCGGGAGCCCCAACTTGCCAAGGCACGAGTAGATGATGAGGATAGCGATGGTCGTCGTCTTACCGGCGCGGTTTCCCGACGTAAGCAGGAGGGTCAGCCATCGGGCGATGTTGACGTGCCGCCTGACGACGACCACACCAGCGAACGCGATCTGCCCGGGGTGCATCTCCAACCCGAGTTGCCGCCTCGCAAAGTTGCGGACGGCGATACCTCCGTCGATCTCGTCATCGAGGAGGCCCTTCTGGAACTTCAGATAGTGGCGAAGTTGCGCATCAGTCAGTCTCAACTTCCACCGCCTCGCCTTCGATGGTGAGGCCGTCGTCTAGTTGCAGCGGGGCCTCGTATGGATCGCCGCGCAGAGCGCCAAGGAGGGCGAGCAGGGCATCGGCCTGCGTGTTGCGCTTGTTCAGCAACTCACGCTTGTCGATGATCGCCTGCGCCTTCAGGCCCGCGTTGATCCCAGCGACGTGATCCTTCTCCCGAAGGTCAAGTTCGCCCGCTTCGAACTGCTCGACCGCCTTCTCGCGCACGAGAACGGCGAAATCGGACTTCCGCTTGGCCGGAGCGAGGTACGCCTCGGCTGATCGGTGCTTGCGATGGTTCAGGATACGGTCGGCGGACAGTTCCATGCCCATCTGCTCGGCCTGCCGCGACAGCGCGGCGGCTGTGAGGTCAGGAGAGGCGTCTACGAACTTGGCGAGGGCGGGCTTGGAGCAGATCGAGCACGGGCGACCGCTCATAGGGGCTTGCCCACGTTGAGAATAGCGTTCACACGACCCATTCTAAGGTCTGAGGGGCGCACAACGACCGCGACGTTGCCTGTCAGGTTCAGGAGTTGGAGCCATTCGACCTGTTTCTCGTCAACTTCGCCCTTTTCGCGCTTCAGTTCGATGAACAGGAGGCGACTCCCGGCCTTCGCCAGCGTCAGGTCAGGCCAACCCGGACTCATTGGGGTCACAAACTGCCCCGCGCCGCTCTCTTGATCCCCAACCCAGCCCTTTCCGGCGTGGGCGACCTTCCATCCGCGCCTCTTGGCGCGCTCAACGACCCGATCTTGCAGGGTGCGCTCGCTCATTCGCTCGTCAACGCACTGCTCGGGCGTCTTAGTCCGGTGTTTGACCCCGCAGACTGGGCAGGCCGAGGGCCGAAGGCCCTCGCCGGTCGTCGGTTTCGTCGCTATGGCGTCGGCTCCCGTCGCTAATCTTCGTCGTCATAGGCGAGTTCCAGCGCGCCCTTGGGCTTGATGCCCGTCCAGACGTTCGCGCTCATGGTCTTGACCCGTCGAAAACCCTTCTTCTCCAGTGTCGCGGAGAACTTGACGTTCGACATCGGCTCGCCGTCCCGCGCGGAGTACTTGTGCCACTCGACGTAGGCATCGTACAGCAGGCGGCTGTTACCGCGCAGGGCCGGGCCGGTGTTGCACGCCTCGTCAATGAAGGCGGCGACCGGGTCGTTCCGCTCCATGAACTTCTGGCTCTGCTCGCGGACACGCTCAGGCTGGGGGATACCCTGATGCGTCTCCTCGTACCGCTTGTACCACGAGGCCGCAGCCCAGCACAGGATGGCAAGGATGCCCTCGCGCTCAGTCTTCAGGGTGTCGTAGAGGGTCTTGTCCTCCCGCTCGCCGTCGAACCGCTCGCGGAAGTCGGCCACCATGACGCGGGCGCCCATCGACGGGCCTAGGTCATCGACCTCCGGCGCGTCGTTGACGAGGAATGTGATCGAGTGCGTCGGGTCCCACGTCTGGATGTTGTTGCTGTACAGGGCGCGAGCCGCGATCTTATCGCCGCCAGTGTGCGCCTTCAGCAACTCCTCGTTGAAGTGCCCTCCCTCCGGCTCGGAGAAGAAGGTGATCCGCTTGCCCTTCAGGGCAACGAGATCAGCGCGGGCCGCGTCGGAGCGGGCCGCGCCGAACTTGGATCGCATGTAGAGGTTGGAGTCGAACTGCGCCGCGTACTCGCCCACCGCACACATGACTGCGTGCTTCAGCGCGCCCTTGCCGTTGCGCCCGATGCCGGTCATCAGCAGGAACCGCTGCTCCGGGCTGAACCCGAACAGGCCAGCGCCGAACCAGCGCAGCAGGAAGGCGACCATCTCCGCATCGCCCGACATCCACTCGTCCATGACCTCCATGAACCGTGGCGCCCGCTCGCGAAACTCGCTCGGGTCCGTGACTGGCTTGAACTTGACGCCCGTCGTCTTGGTGACGAGCATGTCGGGTGACGGGTTCGGGACGAGGGCGTTCTTGCGCAGGTCAACGATGCCGTTACGGACGCCAAGGAGGAACGGGTCGGAGTCCCAGTCGTCGCCGTTCGTGCCGTAGCCCGGGAACGTGGCGAGCGCCTCCAGCGCCCGCTTCTGCGGCTGCATGTTGAGCAACTTGGCGAGCGTGTCCTTCGGGACGTGGGCGTTCCCGGCCAGCATCGCCTTCGCCGCGACGAGCGCGACGGTGTGGCTGATCTGGTTCGTCTCGTCAGGAGCCCAGCGGAAGCCATCCCAGTGGTGCCACTTGGTCGTCGTGTGGTCGTAACGCCACTCGTTCTTCAGTTTGATGGCAAGCCATTGGGCTTGCTTGAAGTCGTCCTTCTCTCCGATCCCAAACGACGTGGTTTCGTTCTCGTCGTCGTCGCGGAGGAACTCCGGGTCAAGCACGGGCAGTCCTCATTGCTGACTGGATGGTACGCCGAGCCTCCCAGCGCGGGAGTCCCGCTGCGCCAGCCGCGTCGAGCAGGAGATCGAAGTCCTCCTCGGTAGCCCCGTCGTCCTGCATGGTGGCCGCAGCCCAGAACAGCAGGTTGTTCCGGTTGCCCTCGCCCGCCTCGCGGACGGCGTCGATCACGCCTTCGAACGAGGCGTCTCGGTAAATCAGGCCGGGGAGCCGCTGGTCGAGCGAAACCGGGCGGTTCTGCTGTTTCGTGACAAGCGCGGCCTCCTTCAGCGCCCGCGTCTCGCGGAGGAGCGCCAGAAGCGGGGCGGGCATCTCCATCGGCCCGGTGTCGTCAGGCTCCAGCAGCCACTCGTAGCGGTGGCCGTCAGGGTGCAGCGACGGAGGCGCGGCGACGTACCCGCCGACGCCCTTGAAGTCGAGTTTCGGCCCGAGTTTGACGGTCGGCCACGGCTCGATCTCGGAGTACCAAAGGTGCAGGCCACGCCCGGTCTTGGCGACCCAGCGGTCAGGCATGAACAGGTCGCCCGCGAGTTCCTTCCACTGGGCCGCGCCCTCCTCGCCGTCGATGTCCACGACGTAGTAGCCGCCGCCCGAGGCGAACTGGCCCCCGGTCAGGATGCCAACGCCAGTCGTTTGCGGGTGCGTGAAGGCGGCGATCTTCGGCTCGGGGTCGAGATCGCGGTCAAGTGAGAAGGCGTCGTGCAGGCCGTGAGGATGCACTCGGCCATTGGGCATCTTACCCGTGAGGGCGATGACGCTCAGGCCCCGTGTCAGGTAGTCCAACGCGGGGTTGATCAGGTCAGTGGTCATGGGGTGACTTTACGGTGCAGCCCGCCAGCCAGCAGCCCGAGCGCATCCGAATGAGGCGGCGGACATCCTCCAGCGTCGCGGTCTTGCCCGTGATCAACTGCGCGAACCGCAGGATCGCGTATTCCCGTTGAGTGAGTTTGATCATGTGTCTCCGATGATGGGAAGGCCCTCCCCCGTGCAAGGACGTGGGAGGGCCGTAATGACGAGAGGAGGGAGACTACTCCTCGTCGTCGTCGGTGACTGCGACAGCCGCCTTCTTAGCGCGTCGCTTGGGGGCGGGGAGGACGTTGACGATCTTGGGCCAGCCGTTCTCCTTGATCTCGATCAGGAGCAGGCACGGAGCGCCTTCGAACGTGGCCGGGTCAACCGGGAGTCCCGCGTCCACCTTGGCGAACGCCTCCAGCGAGATGGCCTTCAGCCACGCCGCGTTCTTGGACTTGTCCGACTTCGTGTTGAAGTTCGTCCCGTTGACACCCTCGATCTCGACCGGGTCGCCTTCCTCGTACAACTCAGTGGAGTAGTCGTCCTCCATGAGCGCAAAGCGCCAGTGGTAACGGTCGCCGTTGTCATACCCGAACTTGCCCGGGCCTGCCCAGTCCT